GCGCGGGGAAGGGCTTCTATGAGGGGGCAATTGCTCCCTTTCTTTCGCCGATTGAGACGGCAAAAGGGCTTGTTAATCTTGCCGGGGAATTTGCAACGAACCCCTACAGGACAACAATGGATGTAGTCGCAGCAGAGGGTGACAGGCTCAACAAAACTAGAGAGAGTAGCAAGGATTTTGCGGAGTACTTAGGTGGGGCTGTAAATCCTTTTAGTCGAGTTCTCCGCGCCCCGCGAACTGATGTTGTGCGCCCGAAAGGCCAGGGCGTGGTGCTTGATTATCCGGATGCGCCGTTGGTCCCGATTGGAAACAAGGATCCGGGACTAGATGAGGCGTATGGCACGACGCGTTTCCCGAAGGGCTTTGTCAATCGAACGATTGAGGATGGCCAAGAGCAGCTTAAGACACTTAACGCTAGTGGCGGAGTAAACCTTGATCAGAGCGTTGCGATTGATGAGTTCTTACGAACAAAATTTAGAAACTACTTTGTTAATCAGTTTGGCACCAAAGACGATCCAATCTTCAAAGCAATTAAGGAAGGTCGCTTGTCAACGGTACAGCTCCGAGAGCCTGGCGGTATCCGTAGTTACCTGCCGAGGGACGCGAAAGAAGGAAAGACACGGGTAAACCCAGAGACGAACGAAAGCACGTTCTATCCCACCAGCGCTGCAAAAGAAGCGTTAGAGGATATCAACAAGATATACGACCAGATGACGAATATGCGCGGTACGGTCATTGCCAATCGCACGGTGGGCCGTCCCGATTACGAGCACTCGGCATTAAACACTGAATTTGAAAAATCCCAAAAATTACTAAACGAAACAAGCGAAGCGTTAGTAGCAGAGGGCAATCGCCCGCTTGAGATCAACCCTTCAGTGGGCATCTTGGGCTACAAAGACCCGACCTTTGCCGCAACACTTCCGCCCGGAAAGCGCTTGTTAAACATAACCCCGTTCGAGGGTCGTAGCAGGTCTTCTATTGCATCCGCCGACACCGCAGCGTTGATGCTTGCGCAGCAAGAAAACTTGCCGAAGTCTTTGCGCATGGCCATAGAGAAAGGGCAGCCCATCTATGACATGTCCCCATCAGGGGCGTTGGATAAGATACTGGCTCCTGAGCCTTTGGTTGATTACCTTGCCACGCTGTCTCCGCGAGAGATCAAGAACCTTCGTTACGAGGACGCGGTTCGTGGTGCGTCACAACTGAACGAGCTGCGTACTCAGCGCAAGGCCGTGATTAAGCGGATTGAGGAAGGCAAGCCTGTAGACAACAAAATTTTTATGGAAGGCGTAAGCGCGCCGATCATTAAATACGACGAAAAGACGCAGTTCCCAGGCTTTACTTGGCGGCGAATCACCGACGCAGAGGCCACTACGGTAGAGGGCGCCTACATTGGGCATTCCGTTGGTGGGTATGCCAAAGAGGGCAGGTACTCTGCGGATTCCAAGAAGGACTTTAAGTCTGGCGCGATTAAGGTCTATACGCTAAGGGACGCGGAAGGCAAGCCCGTCACTACTGTGGAGGTCAAAGAAATAGAGGGGCGCGATCCGATTGTTACTCAAGTCAAAGGCGCGGGAAAGAAATCAGGCAATTTGGCAGATAAGACGCCTTACGACACCGCGCTGGTTGATTTGTTTAACGACTTAAAAGTAAAGAGAGTTACCGAAAGCAATCTGCCTCCCTTGGCCAAGGCGTATCAAGAGCAAAGAGACGCTGCGACTAGGGTTCAGGTAAGGGGCCGCTTGGGTGCTCCACAACCGATTGGAGAACCACCGGTGCCTCAGATGGTTCCGCAACAGGGCATTGGTCAACTACCAAACGCTCCGCCGAATCCTCCTAACCAAGGCCGTATCCAAGCCATTCTTCGGCGCCTGGGCATGGACGATGATTAGTCGTGGCTTTTTTGCATTAAATGTATTAGGATTACAACATGCCAATTGACAAAGCTATCAACCAAGCCCCTGACGGGGGTATTCTGGTCATTGCCGAGGAAGCCGAGGCGATGCCGGATATCGAGATCGTCATTGACGACGAAGGCGGGGCGATCGTTGAGATTGGCGAGAGTGAAGCCGAGGAAGTGGACTTCTACGCGAACCTTGCGGAGGTCGTGGACCCCGATGAGTTAGGCCGGATTGCGCTTGATGTCTCGGCGATGTTCGAGGCGGACAAGGGCTCGCGATCGGACTGGGAGCAGATGTACGCTAAGGGGCTTGACCTCTTGGGCTTGCGCATGGAAGAGCGTACGAAACCCTTCCGTGGCGCGGCGGGCGTGACCCATCCGATGCTGCAAGAGGCCATTATCCAGTTCCAGGCGCAGGCTTTTAAGGAGCTGCTGCCCTCTGGCGGCCCTGTCCGCACGCAAATTCTAGGCAAAGAGAGCATCGACAAGATCCAGCAGGCCTCGCGCGTGCAGGACTTTATGAACTATCAGATCACGACGGTAATGGAGGAGTACACCCCGGAGTTTGACCAGCTCCTGTACTACACCGGATACGGTGGCTCGACCTTCAAGAAGGTCTATTACGACATGCAACTTGGCCGCATGGTGTCAAAGCTGTGCTTGGCCGACGATGTTTACATCCCGTACAACGGTTCAAGTGTCGTTTCGCAGTGTTCGCGGCTCACGCATCGCATTGCAATGGACTCAAACGAGTTCCGCAAGCGCATTTTAGTCAACGAATACCTCGATATTGATGTTGATTTAATGGCGACGCCCGCAGACCCCAGTCAAATCCAAGCTGCAATTGACAAGGTAACGGGCATACAGCCAACGGATCAGGCCGGCGAGGTCTTTTTGCTTGAAATGCTGGTTGATTTGGACCTGCCGGGCTTTGAAGACCAGGGCGAAAATGACGAACCGACTGGGATTAAGCTCCCGTATGTTGTTACGTTGACGGAAGACACGCTCAAGGTCGTTGGAATTCGTCGAAACTGGCGCGAAGAGGACGAAAAGAAGCGTCGTCGCAACTATTTCGTGCACTACGTCCTTGTCGAAGGCCCTGGCGCGTATGGTTTGGGCTTTGTGCACCTTATTGGTGGTCTTTCCAAGGCGGCTTCGAGCGCGTTGCGGCAGCTTATTGACGCCGGAACGCTTGCTAACCTGCCTGCGGGCTTCAAAGCCAAGGGTGCGCGCATCGCGGACGACTCCACTCCGATCCAGCCAGGCGAATGGCGCGACATTGATGCTGGTGGCGCGGAGCTTTCGGCCTCGCTCATGCCGCTTCCGTACAAGGAGCCGAGCCAGGTGTTGTTTGCGCTGCTTGGGTTTGTCGTGGAGGCCGGCAAACGGCTTTCGAGCACGGCTAACATGCAGGTTGGCGATGGCAATCAGTACGCGCAGGTTGGCACGACGCTTGCGTTGCTTGAGCGTGGCGCGATGGTCATGTCTGCGATCCACAAGCGGTTGCATTACGCCCAGTCGCTTGAGTTCCGGCTGCTCTTTGAGGGCTTTGGGCAGTACATGCCGGACGAGTACCCGTACGATGTGCCGGGTGCGAGCCGCAGGATTAAGCGTACGGACTTTGACAACATGGTGTCGGTGCAGCCGGTTGCTGACCCGAACATCTTTAGCAGCGCGCAGCGCATTCAGCTTGCCCAGATGCAGTTGCAGATGGCGCAGAGCGCCCCGCAGATGCACAACCTCTACGAGGCGTACTATCGTGTGTACGCTGCGCTCAATATCCGCGACATTGACGGGCTTTTGATGGCGCAAAACAATCAAATGCCCCGTGACCCGTTGTCCGAGAACAGTGCTGTCTTGAACAACATGAAGCTTAAGGCGTTTGCGGGTCAGCAGCACGATGCGCACATTGCGGCGCATTTGATGATGGGCATGTCGCCGATGCTTCAGTCCAATCCGATGGCCGCGATAGAGCTTCAGCAGCACATTTTGGAGCATCTGCGAATCAAGGCGGAAGAGGATGTTGAGGCGGATATTTTCCGCATGTATGGTGTGGATCCTGATCAGATGGTTTCGTCGATCCAGAAGGAAGGCATGGTTGCAATCAAGGCGACGACCTATATGCAGGAGATGCGCAACATGCAGTCGCAGCTTTCTGGTGAGGGTGGGGGCGGGGAAGATCCGCTGGTAGCCTTGAAGAAGCAAGAACTTGATCAGCGAGCCGCTACGGATCAGGCCAAGATGCAGTTGGATCAAGCCAAGTTGCAATTGGAGACGCAGAAGATGCAGCAGTCGCTACAGATTGATCAGGCGCGGTTGCAGTTACAAGCAGCAAAAGGAGGGCGAAATGCCGCTTAAAAAGGGTTCTAGCCAGAAGACGATTAGCCGAAACATTGGCGAACTCGTAGGCACTTACAAGGAAAAGGGCCGCATTGGCGCTAGCAAGCCGAAGAGCAGCGGCGCTGCGGTGAAGCAGGCTGCGGCGATTGCATACACCAAAGCAGGCAGATCGCGTAAGATGGACACGGGTGGTGTGGTGCGCACGGTCAAGAAAAAGGACGGCAACCGCCCAGTCAAGATTTACTGATACGTTTAAGCGCTTCGGGTGGTGCGAAAACCGCCTGCTTTTCATGGAAACCTACCATGCTTGAATTTGCAAAAGCAGTTTTGAAAGAAATTAGAAATCTCCGTGAATCATCGGAAGATATCATCCTGAACGGCACGATTGCTGACATGGAGCGTTATCGCTACATGATGGGTCGTATTGAGGGATTGAAGCTAGTAGAGGATTCCGTGAAGGCGCTTTTAAGATCGCAAACGGATGACGATGGCTTTTCAATCTAAAGGAGACCTATGAGCGCAGCAGCAAAAGAGCCGACCGCCCTTGAGAAAAAGTGGGCGGAAGAGGCGGTCAAACACGTGCCGAGCCTAGAGGACGCCTACACGGCGGAGGGCTTTAAGCCCGACATGCTCGACGAGACGGTAATCGATCGCATCCCGACCCCTACGGGTTGGCGTATTGCGATCCTTCCCTATCGTGGGGCGGAGAAGACCAAGGGGGGCATTGCCCTATCCGAAGAGACCCAGCGCAAGCAGCAGGTTTCGACGGTGTGTGGCTATGTCTTGAAGATTGGTCCGCTCGCGTACGCCGACGAGGGCAAGTTCCTGACCGGCCCGTGGTGCAAAAAGGGTGATTGGATCATTTTCGGCCGTTATGCGGGAGCTCGTATCCCTATTGACGGCGGGGAGATCCGGTTGATTAACGATGATGAGGTCTTAGGTGTCGTAAATGACCCCGAAGACGTCCTACACATGTGGTAAGGAGATTTTTAAATGGTAAACGAATTGTTAGAGTTTAACGTGGGGGAAGGCGAACAGCCGACCAACGTCCAAGTGCCTATTGAGGAGGAAAACCCTACCCTGCCGCAGGTTAGTAACGAGGCAGCCGCATCGGAGAATAACGAGCGCGAGCTTAGTGACTACAGCGACAAGGTTAAAAAGCGCATTGACAAGCTGACGGCTCGTCTTCGCGAGACCCAGCGTCGTGAGCACGCGGCCTTGGACTATGCCAAGCAGGTTCAATCTCGCGCGCAGGAGCTTGAGCAGCGGTATGTCAAGAGCGACGCCGATCGCCTCGTTGAGGCGCAGAGTCGGGTTGAGACCCAGGCGGTGGCGCTCAAGCAGATCATCCGAAAAGCCCGTGAAGAGGGGGATATCGACACCGAAACCGAGGCCCAGCAGCGCCTGTCGGGCTTGACCCTGGAAAACTCCCAAATCCAGGCGGCCAATGCCCAACGCGAAGCCTATGTGCAGCAGCAGGCCGTTTACCAGCAGCAGCAACAGCAGCAGGTTGCCTACCAGCAGCAGCAGCAACAGCAGCAGGTCGACCCCCGGGTTGAGGAATGGGCGGAAAAGAACAAGTGGTATGGCCGGGACACCGTAATGACCCATGCCGCCTGGGGCATCCATCGTCAGTTGGTACAGGTTGACGGTGTTGACCCCAGTTCAGATGAGTATTATGATGAGCTTGACAAACGTGTCCGAGACGCTTTTCCGCACAAGTTCCAGGAAAACGGTTCGGGCACGCAAAGCAGGAGCCGTAACGTGCAAACGGTTGCGCCTGCCTCACGATCCTCCGGGATCAACAATTCTGCACGCCGCACTGTCAGGTTGACCCCTAGTCAAGTGGCAATTGCAAAAAAGCTGGGCGTTCCTCTTGAGGAATACGCTAAGTACGTGAAGGAGTAAGCGACATGAGCAACGTTAAAACTGTTAACCGCGTTTCCCGCGAGGCCGATGCTCGAGGAAAATCTGCGCGACGTAAGCCATGGGCTCCCCCTTCTCGCTTAGATGCGCCCCCGGCGCCCTTGGGATATAAGCACCGTTGGATTCGGGCTTCGGCAGGTGGGGTAGAGGATCGCACGAACATTGCAGGTCGACTCCGTGAGGGGTACGAGCTGGTTCGTGCGGACGAATACCCCGACTTCGCGGCACCGACGGTAGACGATGGCCGACATGCGGGTGTAATCAGCGTGGGAGGTCTTCTTCTGGCTCGTATTCCTGAGGAAACGGTCGAGGAGCGCAATGCGCATTATCAGGGTAAAGCGAGCGACCAAATGCAGGCTGCGGACAACGAATTGTTAAAAAGCAACGCTCACTCAAGCATGCTTATCGAACGTCCGATCCGTCAGTCTCGTGTTTCATTCGGCGGCCCTAAAGTGGCCAGTGAATAACTTTTTAGAGGATTAAACAAATGGCGAATACAGATAAAGCCTTTGGTTTTCGTCCTCTCGGCAATTTGTCTGCGACTGGAGCCCAGAAGCAGTACGGTTACGAGATTGCGGATAACCAGGCAGGTGCGATTTTCCAGGGCGACCTGGTAACTATCGTGGCTGGGTATGTTGTTAAATTTGTTCCGGCTACGCACTCTGCGGCGCTGGGCGTGTTTAATGGCTGTTTTTATATCGACCCGACGACGGGTAAGCCGACGTGGAAGAACTACTATCCGGGCAGTGTCAACATCACGGAAGGTACTATATCGGCCGACGTGTTGGACGACCCGAGTCAGTTGTTCCTCGTTCAATCTGATGGAGTCATCGTTCAAGCCAATATTGGCAAGAACGCGGACGTCATTGGAACGGGCGGTAGCACCGTTACGGGTGTGTCCACGATGGAGCTTAATAGTGCCACCATCGCTGATACTGCGGCATTGAACCTCAAGATTGTTGGCTTGTGGAATGTTCCAGCCAACTCGCTTGGGGAATTTGCCGTGCTCGTTGTGAAAATCAACGAACACCTGTACGGCAGCACTGGCGTCAAGGCCGTAACCTGATTCATAGGGGCATAAAAAATGGCTATTTCACGTGCACAATTGGTCAAGGAACTCGAGCCGGGCTTGAATGCCTTGTTCGGCCTTGAGTACAAAAACTACGAAAACGAGCACGCCGAGGTTTACTCGGTAGAGAGTTCGGATCGTGCGTTTGAAGAAGAGGTAATGGAGTCGGGCTTCGGTGAAGCTCCGGTGAAGTACGAGGGCTCTGGCGTTTCTTACGACCAGGCGCAGGAAGTCTACACCGCTCGTTACACTCACGAAACGATCGCTCTGGCGTTTGCGCTTACGGAAGAGGCCGTTGAGGACAACCTCTACGACCGTCTTGCTGGACGCTACACCAAGGCGCTCGCTCGTTCTATGGCTCAGACGAAGCAGATTAAGGCGGCTAACGTGCTTAACGGCGCGTTTACCACCTCACTAGGCGGCGACGGAAAGCCGCTCTGTGCGGATGATCACCCGACCCTGTCGGGCCCGAACCTCCGTAACGAGCTCGCTACTTCGGCGGATCTCTCTGAGACGTCGCTTGAGCAGGCACTGATCGACATCGCTGCGTTCACCGATGAGCGTGGCCTGAAGATCGCGGTGCAGGGCCTTAAGCTCATCATCCCGAAGGAACTCATGTTTACGGCTGACCGTATCCTCAAGTCAACGCTTCGCGTTGGCACTGCGGATAACGACATCAACGCCGTGAAGAACATGGGGATGGTGCCGCAGGGCTACAGCGTGAACCACTTCCTGACCGACCCGGATGCGTACTTCATCAAGACGGACGCTCCCAACGGCATGAAGATGTTCCAGCGTGTGGCCATCAAGACTGGTTTCGAGGGTGACTTCGATACCGGCAACGTGCGGTACAAGGCTCGCGAGCGCTACAGCTTCGGCTTCAGCGACCCGCGCGGCATCTTCGGTTCGCCTGGCGCGGCCTAAGAGGCAAGGTGGAAGGGGGCCGCAAGGCCCCCTTTCTCTATGTGTTTCTATCGCGTATAGTAAAGTTTCCGGGGGAAATCCGGTACGTCTGACAGTCCCGGCTGACGACATGCAGACAGACGTACTTAACTCGCATGTGAGGACAATTTAATGGCGACTACTACTTTTTCTGGGCCAGTCGTTTCTAATGCTGGATTTAGCTCTGACGACACCTTAAATTCCGCTGATTTATCAACGGGATCCTACAATCTTACCGACTTTACCGTTCGTCCCGCGTCTACTTGGACGGGCACCGTTGCCGCTTTGGTGGGTGCAGTAAAC